TGTAACTGCTGTTTTAAATTCTTCAGGGTTAGCGTGTATTGCATCTTGTACTCTTTTGTTTATTGTATCGTAATCTTGCTTTAAACGATAATCGTGTAACATCCAATCTCTTAATTGTTTTAAAAAGTACAGTACCGTTGTATGATCCCTATATACTGTTTTGCCTATTACTGATAATGATATTCTTGTATAATCTCTTGCTAAATTAAAATACATTGCACGTGCTTCTACATATTCACGTTTTCTTGTATCTTTTGTTATGTCTATATCAAAGTGTTGTTCTACTACTTCTTTTATTATTTGTATACTCATAATTTATTTTTATAATTTGTTTCTTTCTATTATTTCTTTAATTGTTAAATATCCTGATTCGTGTATTGCTTTTTGTATTCCTGCACACGCTTCATAATGTTCTTCTTTTTCATATAGTTTTATTGTTTCTTCAAGTTCTGCTATATCTTTACCATTTACTATATCTACTAAAGCAAGTAAGTAAAATTCTTCTATTAATTTTTTATTCAAAATTATGCTTATAGTTACTTCTTTCTACATTTAGTTTATAATATTCAAATGCTCTAAATCCTGTTATATGTGAATCAGTTGGTACAAAATACTTCCAACCTTTAGATGCACCCCTATTAATATAGTAAAAGAAAAAAGCTGCTAACTTACCTGTATCTTTTTTAAATATAACTGATGCAGTATGATCGCTTGTAGGTATTACTTCACTTATAGAGAAAGTTTCTTTGTTGTAGTTTCCTGCTCTATCTTTTTTTGAATACCTACTACATACTTCATTAGCATATACATCAAGTTCTTTTGCTATTTCTTTATTCATAGTATCCCCCTCATTACATATTGATCTAAATCATTATCTTGTTCAAAGAAGTATTTGTAGTTATCTACTGCTTGTTTAAATTTGTTTTCACCTCTTGCTAAAAATTCTTCTGTAGTTTCAAATATACCTATATCAGTACTTGCTTTATCTATTACCAGAAACGTAAACTTTTTCTTATCAAATAGTTTTAAGTACAACCACGCTTGTAAATCATATCCATACTTATCAGCACTATATTTAAAGGTGTTTAGTTCAGCTGTTGTTTTTAAATCTATTATTGTATTGCCTTGTATAATATCTGCTTTACCACGAAATGCTAACCCTTCTATCATTTGTATTTCAGGTACTTCAAATTCACTATTGTTTAATAGTTTAAGTGCTGCTTCATTTCTTAATACTGCATCTGTTAATCTTTCTGCTGCACTTTTTTCTTTTGTAAGAAACACCTCACCATACTTTGCTTTTGCTTCTTTATATACTTTAGTGTTCTTTGTGGTAGCATCTACAAAGTGTAACTTATCTATTTTATGGCTTTCAAGTATCATCCAATGCACTAACTTACCTGCTGCAAGTGCTGGACTATCTGAATTAGGATCACCATAGTTTAATATGTTTCTATAGGTCTTTGGACTTTTTAGAAGTGTTTTTAGTGATGAAGAACTTAATGCATTTTTGCCTAAAAAATTATAGTAAAAATCATCATCATACATTTGTGTTAGTATTTCTTCTTTACCCCAATGTTCACCGTTTAATAATGTTATCATAATTCTATGCTATCTAATATTTCAATAATTTTGTTTAATCTGTTTTTAGTGTAATCATCTAAATCATCACTAACTAATGCTCTTGTTATGCCTTTAGCACTACCTACTTTACCAGCGTTTGTAAATCGTATTTTTTCGTCCATTGTTCTTTGTTAATAATTATTGTACTAATTTAAACATTTTTTAAACAATTACAAACCCAAACTTTTTTTAGTTTTGAGTTTTTCTAATTGTTGTTCAAGTTCTGTTACTTTTTGTTCTGCTGTTATTGCACGTTCTACTGCACGTATCTTATCACTTCTGTATTCACTTAATGATTGTTCATATAACCTTTCATCACGTATAAGGTTGTTTACATAAAACCCTACTTCTTGCCAACAAAAGTACATATCGTTTAATGCTTTGTTTTCTGGTTTTAGTTTTCTTGATTGTACTATATGTTCACCTACTAAATTAAAGTTAGTGTAGTATTCTATTTCTTTAAAGTTGTTTATTTTTTTGTTCATTGTTTCTTTGTTTAAATTATTTCTGCTTCGCTTACATCTAACAAAGCAATTTCTTTAGGTATTTTTTTATTGTTCTTAAATTCTGTTGTGGTATTATGATATTGTATTTGCCAAACAGGATTCACAATATACAAATTAAATCTATATACACCAGAAGGTGTAGAATTAACATACATAGGTATATCTAAATTATCATCACACTTTTCAATCATAGCATCATACTTTTTCTTTTCTATAAGTAAAGTATCATAATGTATCGATCTACATTTTAATTCAATACGATGATATGTTTTAGGACTGTAACAATCCCACCTGCTCATTTGGCTTTTTGCTTTTACTAAATCAGGATAACAACAAGAAACTAAATACTCAAAAAGTTCTTGTTCTTTCAACCGTTGTACTGATTAAATATCTTATTTAGTTTATCATATACACCATTTAGAAAACAACTTCCACAACTTGTTGCAACAGCATTACCATTAAATACACGGTTGTATATTGTTATTAGTTCGTTTTGTTGTTTAGGTGTTACTCTTGAACTTTTAGAACTAAAGAAAGTATCTAAATAGTTATATTCATCTTCTGTTAAACACTTGACTTTTTTACTTGGGAACATTTTGTTAAGCGTTTTTTTCCTTTCATCACACCCACAACTTTTTTCTAACTTTTGAAAAACAGTATCAACTACTTTTTTTATTCCTGTAGCTTTTGTTATTTTTTCTACTGTATCACCTAAACCATCACTTGCTGCTTCGTGGTTCTTTTTCCATTGTTTAAAAGTCTTTGTTCGCTTATCACCTTTATATTCGTTCATAATCTTTATTTTAGTTGCTCAAAATCGTTATTAACATAGTCATCATAATCTTCTTGAAATTTTTGTTTTAATTCGTGTTTTGCGTTTTTTAATGTGTTAAATATACTAACCCAACTTATATTAGTTTCTTTTGCTATTCCCCTTATACTTAAACCTGAATCCCTATAAAGTTGAAAAAGCCTACGTTCATACCATCTCCAATCTTCTATATGCTCATCTATCATTGTACATATTTTATTGTAGGCTACTTCTTCATCCAGCGAATCAATGTATTCCACTTCTTGGGTATATTCTTCATTGTCAAGTGAAACCTTTTTAATCTTTCTTTTGTTTTTGTAAAATTGGAAGTAAGTGCTTCGTAGAGTAAAGTACATATACCCTCTACTAACAACACCATCTTTAATAACCTTTTCTTCATTTGCATACTTGTATAAAATTAAATACGTTTCTTGAACAAGATCATCACAATATTCATATTCACCAAAACCTTTAATCACATTAACCCATTCAGTATGCCTTTCAGCTACCTTTGCTAACCATTGTGCAGATTTGTCCATATTACAGTAACACTAATTACACCCAACAAACATTGTAGGGTTATCTCGTTACCTTCTTCTAATTCTTCTTTGCTATATAAAAAACCAAACATCATACCAATTACAGGGCTAATAATTACATCAGCATTTTTTACCTGACCTATAATTAAATAAATTGCACATATAATTAGTAAAAATATTATTACAATCAAATTTCTAACTTTTCTATTGGTTTTATATTGTGTATTAAATCTCTACCAAGAAATTCAAAACCTACATTATTTCTTGCCATTCTTAATCTTATTGGTTCTTCAAAAGGTGTACACCTACCACCTGTTTCATTTTCTTTTACTTTTAATACGTGCAGGTGTGAATACATCCAATCAATTGGTGAACCTGTATAACGGTGTATACATATTACATCATCAGCACGGTTTGCCCATTTACCTCCACCTTCTACTGATGCCATACCTAAAGGTGTTGGTAGGTTTTCATATTCGTGTCCTTTAACGTGGGTTCTTCTTAATGCTTCTGTTACACCGTGTGCATTTAAAAATACACTTACATCTCTTTTTTTAGCAAACAATCTAAACTCACTTGCTACTTGGTAATCGTACTCGTGACCACCTACTGCTTTTAACAAACCTATATCTTTTGATAAACTATTGTACGGATCAATAAGTAGTGCGTTATAATCCCAAGCATCTTTTATTTGTCCTGCTTGTTTTAGTAGTTGTTTATATGTAATCAGATCATCTACTTCTATTATTTTAAAATAAGTATCACACCAATTAATAGTTTCGTTTATTAATTCATCACTTGCTTCATTAATAGTTTTACCCATTTTAAATTCTATTATCTTTCTTACAATACTTTGTGAAGTGTTTTCACTTGACCATACAACAAATCTTAATTTGTGTTTTATTGCCCATATCGTAAACAGATACATTATAACAGTAGTTTTACCTACGTTAGCGTGACCAATCAATACATTAAAGTTACCTTGTTTATAACGCAAGTATTCATCTATTTCAGGTACATCTATTTTTAACCCTTCTTTTACCCTGCCATATTTTATGTCAAGTATTCTATCCTGTATGTTCTTTGCTTGTGCTATCATATTCTTGGTTTTGCGTATTTTCTTTCTGTATCAATTCCTTGTTCGTTTCTGTTTGGATTATATTTATAACCTAATATAGGGTTAACGTTATAGTTCCAAAAGTCATCAGGTAATTCTTCACCTTCTTTTAATTTTTTTAGCATTTTATAAATATATAAAAAAAAGGGGGTAATTAAACCCCCAATTATTAAAATGGTAAATCAGCTTCTTCACGTGCTGGTTGCTGCTGTTGATTAGTAACTTCACTTCTTTCAGCTACCGTTATATCACCACCTAACCATCGTACTGCACCATTACCTAAAGATGTTGCTTTTGTTTTAGCTTCTCTTTCTTCTTGTGTTTGGCTTTGTGTAATCCAAATATTATTACCGTACTGTGATTTGTCTTGAATCATCATAGTAATGTTTAAATATTGGTTACCATCTTTACCTTTTACAATCTTGCTTTTATCAATCGCAGATAGATTTAAACTGCCTGATAATATTGCTACGTTCTTTTTTTCCATAAATTATTATTTGATAATTTTTGTAATTAACTTTTATATATACGTTTTTTACTCTACAGTTTTGCAAGTTCATTTTCTATTTTACCTGAAACTTTATACTTACTTTTAATAGCTTCTACACTACCACCCCCTTTTATAAATTCTATTGCTTTAGAATATTCAGGTGTGTTTTGGTTTAACCATTTTTTATCAACAGTTTTACCACTCGCTGTATTTCCATCATCATCTTCTGCTTGTAATCCAAGTAAAGCAGTTAATGTTGCCCTTCTAAAATATGTTACACAAGCTAATATTTTTTGTGGATCATCTAATTCAGGTAACTTTAATTCACTTGGTTCACTTTTTTCTTTAGTATCTGGACATTGAAAATACGTTTTAACATAAGAAAGATTATTTATAGCATCAAATTTTGTTGGCTGAAATAAACTTAACCTATGTTTTTTTAAATAAGGTTGTAGTTGTTTAATTAATGAATTAATATCAAAGTATTTTGATTTGTAAAAAGGATTCTTTGCATCCTTACTTATTGTACCTATTTCTTGCTGTAGGTTAAATAGTTTTATGTTAACGTTTGTTTCTTTCATTGCTTTGTTGTGTTAAAATTAATTGATTCTTTAATTGTTTCAGATCGTATTGCAGTTCTTGTACCTTGCCATAGAGTTCTGCCTTTGTATAATTGTTCATATTGTAAAGATAGTAAAAATTAATTAACAAAAAAACCCCTACATTTCTGTAAGGGTATTATAAAATTACATTCATTAAATTATTTTTACCATTCTTTTAATTTTTTTTGAAATTCTGCAAGTTTTCTTTTTGGTTCATTTGCATCATATTCCTTTTTTTGTAATTCTATTTTTTTATTAAACATTGCTATCTTAAATTCATCCCAATCTTTATAAGATGGTGTTCCAATAATTTTATCTAAATCATAACAATAACTTTCACAAGCATCAGCATCTTGATAATATTCATTTGTTCCAAGAAAATCAGATAATTGTGCCAAGTATTGTCTTATTTCAAATAAGTTACAGTATTCTTCAAATGTATCTTTATGTGTAAAATTATCAAAATTAACTTTACCATTCTTATCTTTATAATATTCTAATAAATTTGTGAAATCTTTGTGAAGCTCTTAACCCCTTTTATTAATTATATGTCATTATTGACACCACAAACATACAACCTTTTTTTTAATAAACAAATAATTAACAAAATATTTTAAATAAAAAAAGGGCATCATTTCTGACACCCTTCAAACAAAGAACAAAATTACAAGAAAGAATCAAGTAATACTTTTAAGCCTATCGTTATTTAACTTTGCTTCATAATCCTTTATCATTTCTTCAAGTTCGTAATTGGTAAACTTAACTGTTTCTTTACTTTTCAAATATAACACTTCTGCTTCATCTTTACCTAAAAAAAGTGAATATTTATATTGTTCACCTTGCCTAAACATATTACACCCTACACATTGTGGTTTTACATTACGTTCACTCCACCTCAAACTATAAAATTTACGAGATTGAAAATGTCCTGCTTGTATTTCTTTCCAATGTTTTACTACACCACAAGTTACACAAGTACAGTATCCATTTTTATCAGCACTACTTATTCTTATATATTTACTAAATACTGTATCAAGTTTCTTTACAAGTTTACTTCTTGAAAGTTTTTTAGGCACTTGTTAAATCTTTTTCATTCATATGTGCTTCTAATATATAACCATCTAAAGGACTTATAATAGATATTGCTTTGTATATTTTTCTACTAACAGCTTTTACTTTTTTCTTATCTGTAGATGTAGAATCTATACCTAAATTACAATACATATGAGCATCTTCCATCAGTAGTTCATCTACTTTTCTTTTAATAGACCAAGTTTTATAACCTTGTATTTTTCTAATTTTATCTTCTGTAATCATTATTTATATTTATACAAATATTATTTACATTCCCACTACCCACCAAAGTTACACGCTTTTATTTTAAGATGTAAACCTTTTTGAAAATTAGTTTTGCACATTACCTGCCTTGACCACGATATTTTTTGACGTAGTTTTTAGAAGATTTAAGTTTAGATTGTTTGTTTTTACTATGTATACCCTTACGCTTAACCTTAACTTTTTTATAGTTAATAACTATTTGCTTTGCCATTACTTTTTATATTTTTCTAATTGTTCAACTTTATATTTTGTAACAGCGTTTTCAAGTTTCATTACGTTTATTTCATCTACTGCTTTTTGTACTTCTTTAGGTGGTTCAAAACTATTAACCCATCTGTAATTAGCCTGTACCTTTTCATCCATTTTAGAAACTTTAATTTTTAACATTTCTATTTCTGCTGTAAGGTTAAACCAAATACTTGCAACTGTAACCACACCTATTATCATACCTAAAAGTGCTTTAATATCTAAACTAATTTTTGAACTTTCAGATATATTCATTACTGATGCTTATTATTACCAAATACTTTTTCTACTCCACGACTACCAAAATAACCACCTATAACGATAGATAATAAACCTGTAATACTATCTAATGGATAACCTAAATACCATCCTATAACATAGCTTACAGTTAGAAATACAAGGGTTAATGGACGTACATTAGAAGATAACCAAGAACCACTACGTGCATCAGCTACCCAACGTCTTGTAGTACCATCTATTTCAGCACGTTCTATATCAAGTTTTTTAAGTGCTAAATCTTTGTCAGCATCACTCATTTCAGAACCCCCTATAATAGCTTGTATAACGCTTCCTGCTAATGTATCACCAGCTACTGCACCAACTACATCAGGTATTTTATTAAGTAAGAATTGCCCTACTTTAGTATCTTTAAATTTCTTTTTTTCAGCCAAAGGTTTTTACTATTAAATATTCTAATATACGGAATGCAATATAACCAGTTATTAATTGTTCCATAGTGTGCTTCCTACCGTGTTAGTATGTCCAAACTGAATTTGGTTTATTTGTAGTATCGGTATCACAATGTATGAAGGTTTTAGCAATTCCCAAGCGTTTAAATCCTGCTCTAATAAGTGCGTTGAGAATAACGTATCTTTCATTGCCTGATCTAACTGCAATGTCTGCTGCAAGACCGTTAAGGTGTGATGAGTTTTGTACACCTCCAACTTTTTGGTTATGTTCAGATGTTCTATATCCACTTGTGATCTTAAATGGTATTCCTGCAATTTCACGTGCATTGTTAAGCAACTCAAGAAAATTACTATCCATATTAACACCACTACCTTTGTGATCTGGTGAATCAAATTCATCTAAAGTAAAGTATTTCATTTTTTCAACTTACTAATTTCTTCTTTTAGTTCGCTAAATTTTTGCTCTAAAGCATCAGGTATTCCGTCCTTATCTTTGTCGGTAAAAAGACCATAAACAGTTAAACCCATCATTATTGCAGTAGCAAACATTATTATTGAAATTATAATTATTAAAGTATCCATATTTATTTATTTAGGTGTGAACCATCACAATAACCTTCTGCGTTATTTGTGCATCCACATTTACATTTAGGTTTATTTTTCATTTCTATTGTTTTTATCATCAAAATCCATAGCACTCTTTAATAAGATACGGTCAAGCATCATATCTTGATTTTGTAGCATTTCTCTTTGTAGGTTTATAACCATTTCTTCTAATCTATCTTTAGCATCTACAAGCATCTGTATTTGATGTTCTTTCTTTTCTAATGTAGATTTAAGAGAATTAATATCATCTGGTTTTGTACCACTTATAGCACTAATTAAAACTGGTATAGAAGCTGCAATACTTCCGATTAACATTAACACAATTTCTTTGTTAGATTCTAAAACAGGAAACTGTACAAACGTTATTATTATACCTACTATAAACAGAAAAACAAAAAGGCTTCCTACATAGCTACGTATCTCTTTTGCTGAACCGTTTTTAAAAGTCATTTTTTTAGTTTTTTACTGATAGATATTAAGGTATATGCTATTGCTAATAAAAGAGATACAGCTTGAAGAATAGGATTTATAGCACTAACACTAAATGCCAAAGCAATTAAATTAAGGCTGTAAATCTTTACTTCTTCCATTATGCTATTGCTAAATAAATGTAACTTTTACCATTTCCATTTACATCACCATTTGAAGTTAATAATGTAAAATCAGTTGCGTTAAAACTTACGTCAATTGAAGAATCTTCGTGGTAAGAGTCATTGGGATAAATCCTATTTTTACCATTTGTGCCTGTAGTTCTTAAACTGTCAAGAATTACCCATAAATTACCTGCACTTGTAGAGCTTTTAATCATAACCCATCTTGGTCTAAATCCTGTAGAAATTGTTTTATTATTACCATCTGAAGAATAACTACCTATCTTCTGATAACCTGCTATGTCTGCGAAGCAATACATAATAGTATCCTGCCCAGAAATATTTATATTATTAGAAGAACCTGCACCATTTACAGTTACAACAGATGATGTTGGATTTACTTTATTTGTTGGATATTCATTTGTACTACCACTGTCTTGTTTTGAAGCAGATAAATTTAAATATAACCATTCTGAATCACTACCTATAAGGGGCGAATAAACAAGCCAATTTGACGTTGCATCTAAATTCTTCCAAATTATTAGCGAAGGAGTTAATGTAAGTCCGTGTCCGATTGTTGCTCCTGCTGTGCCATTCCCTGTATATTTAACAATACTAAAACCTGTTGTATTTGCACTAACTGAACTTGTAATTGTTCCATTTGTATTACTTACTGCTGAACCTCCTGCTTTCCAACACCACGCCACATAATCGTCACCACTATTATTAGATACATTAAAGCCTGAAGTTGCACCAAGTGTAAAACCATTCGAATCAAAAGAAACTAAATTAGTTAGTGTTGTGTCAGTACCTTCTGCTGCTGAGGAGTCTGAATAAAGTTGATTTGTAGTACCTGCTCCCCTTATAGTATCAAATAAGCAATGGCTTACTGCTGTTTCTCTATTTTTCAACCATACTAAATCAGGAGCAAAATTTAACGAAGATATTGCTTTTGTTCCACCGTTACCTTCATAAAGTACAGTATCAAAATTAGCACTTCCATCAGCTCCTCCTCCTGCTGCATCTGTTGATATTGATCTTTTGCCTAAACTCATAAATTAAAACTTGGAAGTTGGTAGTCTGCTATTTGCGCTTTAGTTGAAAGACCATTTATTTCTGCCTCCTTACTTGCACATTCAGTTCTTAAAGCTGCTCTTGCATCTAAAATTTCTTGTGGTGCTGCAGTACCTTCTTGCGCTCTTATAATTATCCAATCAGTTTTACCTAACTCACTACCATAGATACTTTTTAAGTTGTCTATTTTTTGGGTTTTCATTTCAGCTACTGTTTGGCTGTAAGTTTTATTGACTACAGGATAAGTAAAAACGCTATTGTCTGCATCCCATTCTATAGCACCTAACTTTTGGCTGTTTTTTATAGTTGGTCTTACTACATCGTAAAAACCATAGCTTTCAAGTTTCTTTTTTGAAAATGTATCAAATCCACAAATTACAGCACCCCAATTTTTAGGAGTATTATTAAAAACTGTTATTTTTCCGTCACTATCTTGTATTGCTTTCATATTTATGGTGTTGTATCTGCTGTTATTTTTCCAACTGAATAGTTAATAATTGCTGCTGCATCTGTATCATCTACACAAACTACTTGTATTAGGTTTTTTTCTGCGGTATCAAAATCCGTAGCACCTATTTTATTAATTGTTGTACTTGTAAAGTCTGTAGCTAATGTTATTGCAGCACTACTTAATGTACCTGTCATTTGGATGTCAATTACTTGCCCAAGTTTCATATTTTGTATTGTAAGAGTTGCTGTTGCTACGTTACCTGTAAGCAAAAATGTTGTTGCAGTAGAAGCATCTAAATTTTGACTTCCTGTTCCAGAACTTGTTGCTTTTGCTGTATATCTTGGTTCTAATTTAGCGTGAGTAACTCCGTCATCATTTAGAGATATTGTTACTGCTCCTGTAGCTGAATCTCTTGCTATTGGTGCTGTTGCTGTTATACTACCTACATCTCCTGCATCGTCTGAATACAATTCAGTGAAGTTGTCGTTTACCTTATCAAAGGCATCTCTTAACGGATCACCTGTACCATCGTTAGCAGTTGTTCCTATATTTATTACTTGTTTAGCCATTTTTTATTTTTTAACTTATTTGTGTAGCATCTGCTTTATGTTGAGTTGTATCTGCTGTGTATAACGTTGTGTCTGCACTAAAAGCATCTATAAGAGTCCAGCAAGTAGGTGCAGAAAAATCAGGTATAAATTCAGTTGTAAAAGCACTATCTGTACCCCAAGCAGAATTGGTTACCATTTCACAATATACTTTTCCCCAATTTATGTTATTAGCCATACTTATATAATTACTTTTTAACGTTTTTGTTATACATCTTTTCTAAATAGTTTCTTAACTTAACTATGTTTTGTTGTTTAGGTTTGTATCTTACTTTTATTATAGTACCCATCCAGAAAAATTAGCATCCTTATCAGGATATACGTTATCGTTATTATTAGTGTAATATTCAGCATATCTTTCTGCTGCATAGAAACTAAAATGTTCTATCATTCTATCAGTATAGTATTGTGCTGTTGTACGTTCTTTTTCAATTAAAAAATCTACTTCTGTTTTAGATACATTTTCAGCATTTTCACTACTATGTTTATAAACACCTTTATTTGATACCGTATATGCTGCAAATGGTAAATACTCAACCATTGCCCAATGTACTAAACAAGGCTTTATATGGTTCTCAACTAATGTTGCATAATGCCCTGCTAAATTACCTGCTATAATATCTGTACTTATTTTATCATATAGCTTTGTACCTATATAATTTTGTATATGTATATTTTGGGCAATCTTAACGTATTGTATAAACTTATCAGTATCTACCCCACCTGATACATTAGTGTATTTTACAATATCTTTACGAGTAACAAATAATGCTTCAGCCATAATTATCGTGGTGTTGTAAAGTTTTTAGGTTTTATAAACCCTCTATTTTTCATATCTCTTGGTCTTTTTGCAACTTTAGCATCATTAGTTTCAGGTTTAAAACCTTCTTTCTTTGCTTCATTCACACTTATTTCTGCATTTGGGTTAGTAGCATCTGGTTTTACACCTTTAGCCATATACGTTTTACGCATCCAAAAATGCTGACACGATCCGCCACCTTTGTAGAGCCAAATATCGTAAGTTGCAGCACCACCTTTACCCCAACCAGCATTAACAGGTTGTTTACTCATTTGCATTATATCTTCTTTACGGTATATTTTTCTTGCTGATACCATCTTTCTACAAAATTCCCTGCTATTAGCTGAAAGTTTTAATGGTGCATATTGATAACGTACTTTAAACTTCATATCATCAGCTTCACCATCTTGTTCGCTTTTGGCATTTGATCTTGCACTACCTGTAGATGCTAAACCTACCATTTTATCTAATGCTTCTTCTTGGTCGTAGTCTACTTTGCGTTCATCAACTAAATCCCAGTTTTCTAAATCTTCATCTTCGCCAAATTCATCAAGCAAATCAAATACTTTATCATCTGTTTCAGCACTTAAATTACTTTGCCTGTGTTCTTCACAAGGCATAAACCATATCTTGCCTTCGTATTCGTGTTCGTGGTAACCTTCACAACCTATGTTTTTAGCACCTTCTATTGCCATTTCTTTTGTTGCGTATGCTAACCTATCATCTATAATAGCAAAGTCT